ACAGAAGTTTATATGGGTAATACTTCCAGCAAATATCCATTAACCAGAAATGGACTTGATGGTTATTCAACATTGGTATCACTAAATGGTCTTGATCGTATTGTAAAACATGACTTTGACATTGTATCAATTGATGAAGGCTATGACGTTTACGGGTATGATCAGACACTTTATGACTATTCAGAAAATCCCGGTGTTTCTTTTGGTAACAATATCGAACATCTTGAATCTTCTGTCGTTATGATCACATCTTTTGACGGTAACAAATATATCGATACTTCAATTACCAAAGTATTCAAAAATCTAAGAAATGAATATGAGTTCTACAAAATTGGTAACGATCATACTGTTGATTTGAAATTTGATTTTAGACCAACTGATACATATTTGGTTGTCGGTGATACTGTTAATTTGGCACTACCTAATGTTGATGATAACATTCCGGCTTATATTTGGATTGATGGTGAAGTTATTGGATATTATGGTATTGAAAAAATTGGTGAACAGGAATATGCGTTAACCAATCTTATTCGTGGTGCCAAAGGAACAGCATTTGGTGTTGTTAACCATTATGTGTATAATGGTGACGAGTTGATTGATAAATACATCAAAGCTGGAACAAAGATTTATAACCTATCTGGTTCAAAGATTCCAGAAATTTCATGGTAAGGATTAAACAATGAGCAATATAAATGATGATATGAAACTAGTTTATCGTGGGACACTTGAAGTGTTTGATGGGGAAGGCAATTTGGTTAGAACACAAAATAACCAAATTCACCCAGAAAATATAAATCTTGCTGTTGCTATGTCCCTTGCGAATAAAGATGCGGGTCCAATTGAAAAAATGGCATTTGGTTCTGGTGGTACCGTAGTAAGTGGTATTGGCAACATTACATATCTTTCAAAGAACGTTATTGGTTCTGGGGCTGCTTTATATAATAAGACCTATGAAAAGATTGTTGATGATAATAACGTTGAAAACGTTGATCCAACTAGAAACAAAATTGAAGTTTTTCATGTTGACGGTAATATTTTTTCTGATATTATGGTGACATGTACACTGGAACTTGACGAACCTTATGGGCAACCAGCAATCAATTCATCTGAAAATACCGAAGAAAACTTTATCTTTGATGAAATTGGTATTATTGGATATAATGGAAAACTTCTTACCCATGTTATCTTTACACCAATTCCAAAGGCTGCTAACGTTCTTTACGTCATCAAATATACCATTAGGGCACAAGTCGCTTAACTTACCAACTTTAGAAGATTATTCTTGAAGCTCGAATTTTCAAGAATAATCTTCGCACCCATATGAAGTTGTTTAGGAAACTTCTGAATATTACACCATAGGTATCCATCAGACTCTTCATTAATATTTGGAATAAATTCATCGTCAACAATTATTACATAAGAGTAATATCTGAATTTATTATCATCAGATGTGAAAACATCCATTGGAATTATTTTTTCATAGTCTGGTATAAATCCCATTTCTTCACGAAGTTCACGTGAAAGACCTTCTAGAATTTTTTCATCATCGTGTATCTTTCCACCCCAGAAACCGAAGGTGGAACCTTTTTTTACATGCTGTGATCTAAAGTTAAGCAATACACGTTTCGTGTTTTTTGAAAGAAATATTGCCCCTGCTGCTATTATCATATAGATTTATTTCCTGAAATTGAAGTTACCAATCTCCAATACCCAGACTTATATGTTCCACGATATATATGTGTCCATAGGTCTTTATCAACCTGAACATAAAGTTCATCATCTACCGTATTTCTTACAATATTACCAAGTTCATCCAATTGTGAATTTAATACTATATCAAAGTTAATACCATCAACACTTTCAATGATTGAACCAGATGGAGCAGAAAACGCACCCCATGCTTCGGTATTGGGAATTATATTATTTGTAATAATATATCGTCTTCCAGTTGTTGTGTCAAGATTATTACCGGGATAAAGTTCATTTGGATTGATTATACCATTAATCGCTGGAAATGTTGTGGCAGGTAGGGAATTTTGGTTAACGGTAAATGTTGCCACTTCTGGTGAAGTTGAAGAAATACTATCCAGATTTAAAATTATTGGGGCAGTCAGATAATCAATTCCATAGTTTGGATATAGGCGAAGACGGTATAGACCCTCTTCAAATGAATGTCCATTTTTATCCAAAAGTTCATTCCAGTTTATGTCACCATTGAAACTTGAAATTGTTACTTCATTATTGTCAACAAAAACATTCGCATTTTGATATGTGGTCACATTGGTGAATACGTGATCCCATGTATCCATATCCGTTGAAGACACAAAAGTGTTTTGAATAATAGTATTGATAAGTTTTTGCTTTTTGATTTTTGCTGGTGGGTTAAGATAAAACTCTTTAACTTGGAAAGTCAAAGAAGTTATTTCCATAGCATCATCATTTGATACTGGAACAGATCGTGAAGAATAATTGATGTTTTCAAGTTCCAACATACTCATTGAGGTCCAGTCTAGTGGATTTTCATTCTTTTGCCATTCTATTGATGGATTGAAAAGAAGTAGAATTTGTTCAAGAATTTGAAGTTTCATATCTTCATTGGTAGACCATATATCTACCTGAATAGTTACATCATATGGCACTGGGGCAAGACGTTCAACCATATAAGAATTTCCTGCTTGATTTGTGTACTTACCAGTGGTATAGTCATACTTACGTTCTGTAACGGCTATCTGACTTTCATATGTTGGGTTGATTGTTCTATTACGGGCAACCGATATGTTTGAAATCCAAACAGAAATGAATGGGGCAGTCAAGGCTACGTTTTCAGAGTTTGCCCGATTAATAGCACCAACAATACGTGAAACATTACCTACCTTACATGGTATGGGTAATAGTTCACGTGTTCCGGTATGATTGATACCAGTCTTATACTTAAAGCCAGAAAATACACGTGTCATTTGTGACAATAGGTTTCTGAATTGCCCGTCATAGAAATATGAAGTCATGTTATTACTTTCTTAAAAATAGTTCACGTTCTGCTTTACGACGATTGGTTAGACCTGTTAGGACACGACCACCTGCTTTATTCCAGACTAGGAATTGATCAGCCGCACCAGCATAATCACCAGCATTTAGTTTACGAGCAAGGGTTGTTACTTTAGGATCAAGTCTACCAGCACCAACATTCAATGACCAACTAACTAGAGCATCAAATTGATTTTGTGTAAGTGGAACTTTGATATACTTATTTACAGCATCAACAAAACGTTTTACGTCCTGCATTTTCAATTCATGAACTTGTGCCAAAGTTAGACCATTACGATAATCAACATTTTTACCATTGATATTGATCATACCAGTTGCTTTTTCAGTAGTTGTCAAAAGATGACCAATGCCGATTGTTGGTAGATTGATAGGGTCCATGTAGTAGTAATATTTTGATGAATCTTCTGCGGCAAGATTAGCACCTTTTGGGGCATAACGTTTTTGTTTACCTTTACGTTCAGTTCCTTCCCATTGGGCAATAAACTTGATACCAGATTCGGAAACATTCGTTGTAGGCATGTGTTTCTCCAAATTAATTGTTCACCAATATTTAAGTATTGATTTTTGTTTTGTGGTGTGTTATCTTGGTTACATATACAGATAGGAAATTTTATGTCATTATTGAAGGAATTGAATGGTCTGATAACAGGCTCAATAGACAGAAACTTATATGAAATAGAGTCTAATTCTAGACTTATTTTTATAAATTACACCATCGAAAACATAGAAATTTTACATGATCCAGTTTCGGATAATTTTGAAAAATTATCCATGAATATACAGTTTGATTATGATCATTGGGTTTTATCATTCCAACATATTAGTGATAAATCAAAAACAACACAAATATCATCTAGTGTAGTTTATCAATTCCTAAAAGACAATGACGCAGTTATTTTTGATGAAGATTTATTAACTATATTTTTACTTGGATATATCAATGATTGATGATGAAGAAGAATATAAATTAAGTCATTTAGATCAATTTAAAAATTTGTTATTTCAAACTTATCATAGGTCTGGAACAGAATATTATAATAGAACTAATTATATCTGGGATAGCCACATAGTAGTATGGATGAATGATGATTTATGGTATATGATTAGCACCAAGAAAGAAAAATTCAATGGTAATAATATGTCTGATCTTATCGTTACCCATGGTGAAATAATGAATTTTCTACAAGAATATGATATCAACCATCACAACATAGATGATATAACAGAAGAAATTTTAATTTTATTTAAAATAAGGTATATTTTATGACCCCGTTGAAGAAATTCAAAATACTAATGTCTGCCACAAATGAACATGTATATTTTACACATTTGATGATAAATGAAAATAGTGGAACGTCTATTATGATTTCTCCAATTTATAAAGGTTTATCAGATTACTCTGATAAACCCCGTGATGCTGATTGGGAATTACACAAATATAATGACAAAACACATACTATGATAAAATGTGTTACCAACAAAACCGAAATACTAGAATATTTGAAAGAAAATGATTTAACAGATATGCGTAAATTCACTAAAGACGATTTTACACAACTTATGTTAAGGTTTGATCTAATATGAAATTTTACAACATGGATTATGAGACTTTTCAGAAACTTATGGTTCAACCATCCGTTCCACCAGAATGTATTAATCTTGCTCATTATGATCAAAAAAATTACAAAAATACAGGAAGTGCTATGGCATGGTGGTATCATGCCATACCATTTCATAATGATAATGATAATGATAATGGTATTGACTATTCTGATTGGTTTATTGAAGTATTCAATATGGATGAAATTATAAATAATCCTCGTATTGGTCATATGAAAACAATATCAAAATCGGATGTTCTGAAAATTATTCAAGACCCATCCGATTTTTCTTATGAAGAATTTGTTATTATGTGTATGTTGTTAGATACTTAATTATGATCCAAACACAATAGAATACACAATTGAATTTTCATCGGGACCAATAACAACCCATTCAGCACCATTATAAACCGCCAACTGTTGGCTAGTTGAATTGAACCAGAATTGACCAAGGGTTGATGATGGTGGTTCGGTTGGTGATACAAAGGCATTGGCAATTCTAACCCATGTGGTTCCGTTATAGACCTTCATTGATGGTTCGGAAGTGTCATACCACAATTGACCTGTAATGGCATTTGTTGGTGGGTTAGCAGCAGCAAAATTTTCCAACATCCAGAGTTGGTTTTGTTGTTGGGAGTTACCATAATCAACACGGCGTTTACCTACTAACGCAATAGATGAACTAGTAGTGTCCATTGTTTGGTCATTGATAACAGCAAATGGTGTGCTGGTGTCACTTGATTTATAAATGAAATAAGCCATTTTTTATCCTCGTAAATCTTTGAAAGTATTTAACGGTTGCCGCCCTAAATATTCTCAAAGTGTTTAACGGGGATTTTTTATGTTTGTCAATCAATTATTTGAAGGTTTTGACTCTGATTATTCGGTTCATCTCCGTGCTTCAAGAATAATCAAAGAATTGAAATCCGTCCTAGAAAATTTTGAAGTTGACCCAGAAAAAATTGTCAATTCCCCTATCAACAAACAACCAGCAGTATTCATAAAGACATTTAAAGATAATATAGATATTGGAAATGTTAGTGTGTTATTTGGTATAAAGGATGGTAGAGCTAATGGTTCATTTATGGCCTATGAACTACCTCATAATAGTTATATTCAAGTTAATATTTTCAATCCATTAGATGATATGGATGATTATGAATTAATGACTTACAGAATTAAAAATATTTTAGGATCATATTCATTACTTAGAACACTATATCATGAAGTTATTCATGCCATTCAACATTATGATGGTTGGTTATCAAAAAGTTATATTAATCAAGATAAAATGTCAACACAAGACTACTATAATAGTTCAGCAGAATTTGATGCGTATTACCACAATATTGTTGAAAATTATATGTCCCTTATTAGTGAATTAAAAAAGAATCCAAATGATATTGATGATTATATTGATATATATGACATTTCCTTAGATTTCAATAAAAATCTTAAGAAATTTACCAGTGGCACAAATAGATTATTCCTTCAATACCTAACTGGGCCAAGACATAAAAGACTTCTTAAAAGATTATACAACCTTCATACTAAATTAGTTGAAATAATTAAGAACAAACCAATTAAAGAAGACTTCTCATCAGATCAAAGAACCGCAGGTATTGCTACTGACATTACCAAACAAATTCAAACAAGACTTAAACAAATCAAATTCGAACATTTAACTAATCCAGACTATTGGATTTATGTTGACGTTGGTGATGGAATAGAACGTCCATGCTTTGCCACTGATTTACGTCTTGGTGGGGATTACAAAGATGTAAACCTATGTCTATTCATAGAAGATGCTGGTATACATGGTGTTTATGTTCGCAATGATGATTTTAAGTGTGTTGGTCTTTTTGTTTTACCAGAAAAAATCAGACCATCAATTGAACAAACAATTCAATCAATATCCAATGATAAACGTTGGGTAAATTCAATTTATCATGAAGTTATTCACTTAATTCAAGATGTTCAAAATAGAATTTCAAATGTTAGTTCAACTGTTAATTCTACCAAATCTGATTATTATAATGAAGCTATGGAATTTGATGCTTTCTTTCATCAAATTTCAGATGTGTTTTTTAAAACATATAAAGAATTGGAAAACAACTACCAAGATGGTTTACAGATGATGAAAGAATATGGCATAGTTGATGACTTTGAAGAT